GTGCCCCTGTCCCGGTTTGTCGCCGGTAGTCGAGCCGCCCCAGTACCAACAGAAGCCAGTGGGCGTCACCTTCGCCCAGAAGCGTTCCTCATCGGTCCCACCCCTTATCGGCTCGAACTTCGCCATCGTGGGATCGCCGTACTTGCGCCACCGCTTCCAGTGCTTCGGGCACCACCCGCGAGCCCGGGGTGATGCCGAACAGCCTTCTACTGCACAGGTCTTGTCGTTCCCTCTCTCCATGAACGCATAGTACTACCTGCCGCCCAGACGGCTCCGAAGTTCGGAAAGTACCTGGTTATAGGCATCAAACACCGCGTACATCGGCTCGATGCCATGCCTAGTCCCAAATTCTTGGAATGGGGCATAATACGGAGCGAGGGATTCCCAGCCAAAGCTGATCTTCAGGATGTCCGTTCCGAAGTCACCGGTGCCCGTCACCTGCCGCTTCATCGCCCCTGTGTCGACGCGGGCTTTGGCCCGGACGATGCCCTCGCCCCGGCGCCGCATGTTTGACATGTCGAGGATGAGCTGCCTGCGCGTCTTGTTCAGGTGGTCGATGACGAAGTCGTCCAGACCTGTGTCCTGTGCGCCGTGCGGAGAACCGCCTCCGTAGTAACGCTGACCGCCGCCGAAGCGGTAGTTGTACTTGAATTCGATGCCCGCCACGAGATCCTCCTATCCGCAGTTGCAGCCGCTGGTGATGGGCGGCGGTGTGTTGAACGACTCGACCGGCTGCATCTCGTACGGAGGGGGCAGCAGGCTGGGGTGCGCGACGTCCACATCGCACAGGAAGTTCCGCAGCCATGGCGCGGACGACATCATCGTGTTGCGGACGTGGAAGACGAAGTGGGTCAGCTCCTGGTCGGCCGGGGAGTCGATGACCCGGACCACGTCGTGTGCGTGGATCGGCGGGCAGTCTTTCTCGGGGACCTGGAAGCGGACGGCGTGTGCGGTGCCGGAGTCGCCTCGGATGGTCTTCACGCGGGCACGCCAGTCCTTGTTGGTGGCCACGCGGACCTGGCCCCGGTACAGCAGGGCCATGGGGGGAGCGGCGATGCCGCCGGTGTCCGGGTTGTAGGCGTAGTTGGCCGCGTCGCCGACTCGCCGGAAGATCTCGCACACGACGAACATGTGACCGATCGGCACAGAGCGGTGGTGCCAGGCCCAGCGGGCGTCGAGCGCCCGCCTGCTCATGATGGGTGCCATACCGAGCTCCTCACACCTGTCCGCTTCCGAATCCGGCGCCCCGGTCCTTCGACCCGCATCCGCAGCCACCCGTGTACGAAGTGACGCAGCAGCGTTGCGGGAATCCCCGGAGCGTGTAGGGCAGGCAGTCGAGCGGGTACGGCTGGAAGTCGACGATCGCGAAGGCGTACTCGTCCTCGATCTGCTCGTCGTCCTTGTCGGCCTCGTCGCGGAGCTGTCGGGCGGCGGCGAGGATCGCGTTGGCCACCTTGGCGCCGTCGGTCTGAAGGTCCTCGGTCTTGATGACCTTGGAGATCAGCGCCTCGGAGTTGGCCACCGCAGTCATGGCGTCGGCGGCAGCCCGCTTGATCCGACCGGCCGGTGAGGGCCGCGAGGCGTACAGCCTCAGCAGGGCGTTCAGGTGCACGTCCGAGAACATGTAGCTCGGCACGCCCTCGCCCGTGAAGTCCACGCGCTCGACATCGGGAATGAGCGCCCGGACCGTGCCGAGGTCGGTTGCGAAGTCAGGCGGGTACACGGACGGATCGTCAGCCATGCGTTCACAGTACCCGCGCAGGTCATCGGCAGGCCGGACACCGCTTCTGGTCGTCCTTGTCCTGGGGAACGTAAGTCGACCAGCAACCACGGCAGATGGCGAACGCCTGCCTGGCTCTGTGCGGGCCGATCTCCGCCTCGTCCGACTCCTGGGGCTCGGGGACCACGCTGAGGCGACGAGAGGGCGACTGGAGGCCGTCCTCGGCCCCGTCGCACCAGTCTTCTCCCTCCGGAAAAGTCTTTTCCTCCTCACCCGAGGCTCCTGCCGAGGGGACGACCGCGAGCGGCACGTCGCCGTGAGAGGGAGTAAGAGGGAGAGAGTCTTCTTCAAGGACAGTCTTCTTAGAGACTGTGGGGCTAGCCGACTGTCGGCTAACCCGGCACTCGGGTTCGCCCTTATTGTCCGTTTCCACTGACCCGAGTGCAGGTTTTCCGGCAGTCGGGCCGACCTGCGACGATGCCGTACTGCGCCCCTTCGCTTTCTGGAGCTTCTCGGCCCGGATCTGTGCCCGCTTCACCGCCGTCGGGGTGGGTTCGATGAGTCGGACGTCACCCACTCCCGCTTCGTCCGCTATTCCGGTCAGCAGTGCCGCGATCTCCTCGTCGGAGGCCGGGGTGTCGTAGGTGACGATCTCCGTCGACCACTGGGCGTTCTTCGCGTCCTGCACACGGACCTTGACGACGTAACGCGCCACCTGGAGCAGGCCCATGGCATTTGCCATCGCATCCCGGCCGTATCCGTACCGCTTACCCACGCGTTCGATGGTGATCTCAAAGCCGTCTTTCTGCCGCAAGAGCACAGTGAGGAGACCGAGGGCTACGAGGTCCAGGTTCTGTGCGTCGTCGATAGTGGCGTTCGGGATCTGGGCGAAGTTCGGTTGCCGTCCTCGGCGGGTGCGGGCCATCGTCTCTCCTGTGTCTGACCTGGTGGGATGCCCTGGAGTCGGCTGTGTTGTACGATGACCACAGGGGAAGGTTGGTAGCCGTTCCTGAGAGCCCGGTCGTTGTTTCAGCGGCCGGGTTTCCTCTTGGTCATCTTACCGTTGGCCTGCGTTTTGCCGTAAAAAAGCGCCAGCGGTACAGGTGGTTTTCGTGGCTCGTTTTCTATGGTGTGGCCTGGTAGGCAAGCAGTAGCCTGGTGTGAGGCATGGCCAATGATTTAGCCTTCGCGCGACGCCAGAAGGGGGCACACATGCCTGCACCGTGCAAGACCCGAGTCCGTGAAGGTCACATACCGGGCACCACGGACGCGGAAATGACAGGCGAGGAGGCCGTCGCCATGTACCGGGAGTGGAGGGCCCGCGTCATCGGGGACCGCGACACTCGCGCACATGACATATTCGACCTCCTCGCAGCCACACGTGAGGAACCCGGCTCCTAGGCGGTCATCTCGGCCCAGACCTTTTTGCCGCCGAAGATCCTCTCCCAGCCCCAGTTGCTCGAAAGGGCGGCGACCAGGGCGATGCCACGCCCTGACTCGTCATCACTTCCCACTGCCTGTAGCTGAGGTTTCCTGGACGAGCGGTCCGTCACTTCCAGGCGGACCGACCGTTCACCGGTCCTGGTGATGCTTGTGCCGATCTTGTTCGACTCGGTGTGCTCTATGGCGTTGGCCATCAGCTCCGAGACGATCTGTTTGGCGTCGGGGGTGAGTTCCTGAAGTCCCCATGTACTCAGGACCAGTCCCACGTCGTGACGCGCCTGCCGCACAGAGGAGATACAGGATTCGTAGATCTTCCCGTACTGCTGCGGCCCTACGGTGGCTGCTGTCATCGTCATCGCGGCCTCATTGCTCGCGTTCGAGGTGTCACGGCGACAGGCGCCGTCTGTCAGTTGTGGCTTGACTTTCCCCGCTGTGCACAAACGCCTCACGGTCGGAGGCATTTGGACCATCCGGACGGGAGGCGTTCAGGTTTTTCGGTATAGACAGAGTCTCGCGTACGTGCAGTAATGACAAGTCTCTCTGTGACATAATCTCGTTAGCGCGAACATGCGTTCACCACGGAGGGCGCCGTTCGTCCAAGGAGAAGACACAAGACCCAGGAGCAACACATGGCCTACAGGGGCATCGCCACCATGCGGAAGCGCCTCGTCGGATCACGCCTGCGCAGGCTTCGGGAAGCCAAGGGCATGACCACGGAGGAGGTGGCACAGCAGCTCAACGTCAGCAAGAGCGTGGTCTACCGCCAGGAGACCGGCAACACCGTCACCTCCGTTGCCGACGCCCGCGCCTACATCGACATGTACGGGCTCGAAGACCAGGACGAGGCCGACCGCCTGATCCATCTTGCCCGCTCCTGCCGGGTGCGCGGGTGGTGGTTTGCCTACGGGGAAACAGCCGGAGACGAGCACGTCGACCTGGCCGACATCGAAGACCTCTCCACCGAGTTCCGCATCGTGAACCTCAACGGGTTTCACGCTCTGCTGGAGAACGACGAGTTCGCCCGCGCATCCATGGAATCGTCCCGCGCCGTGCTCGACGAGGAGCAGGTCAACACGGAGGACGTTCTGTCCCTCCGCCAGAAGAGGCGCGCGATCCTCGACCGTCCGAACCCTCCGAAGGTCTGGGCCGTGATCGGCGAAGCCAGCCTCCACTTGGAGTTTCCCGACAAGGAAGTGATGGCTTCTCAGATCAGGCGACTGATCGAGCTGTCGGAACGCTCCAACATCAGCATCCAGTTGCTCCCCCTTGACAACCCTGCGAGCCTCCTGGTCGCCGGGTTCATGTCCATCATGGGGTTCGACGGGACGCCTGACGGTTCTGTGGTACACACGTACCGTACTTTCAGTGATCACCCCGATCAGGTGAAGGTGGACCTGTCGCGCTTTTCCCAGGTCCAGACGCAGGCCCTGTCCCGTGGTGAGACCCGTGCCCGCCTGGAGAGAATCCTCGCGGAGCGCTCCAAGTAAGAAGGAGAAACAACGACATGAGCAAGACCCAGGGCGCCACCGACTGGCACAAGTCCAGCTACAGCCCGCAGAACGGCAACTGCGTCGAGCAGGGCGTCATGGTCGACACCGGCGCGACCGCCGTACGCGACACCAAGAACGAGGGTGCGGGCGACGTACTGAAGTTCGACTCGTCCGCGTGGTCGACCTTCGTCGGATCCCTGCGGTAACCTGCTGTTCGTCCACGGTGCATGTCAAGAAGCCCGGCCGCAGTCGATCGGCCGGGCTTCTCCGTTGTCATGATCAGGGTCCGATGGCGGCCCACGGACCGGCGATGTCGGTTCCCGTGTTGGAACTCGGGGTGATCGACGAGGGAAGGGCCGTCAGGCTGGATCCGTTCATGGCGAACTGGTAAGTGGCGGCCGTGAGCCCGACGTTCGCAGCCGCCTCCACCCCGGTCCAGCCGGAGCCACGGGTCAGCGTGGGCGGTCCGGAGGCATTGAAGAGCAGGGCCACCCAGTAGAACGACCCAGCGCTCAGCGCCTGTGAGGCGATGGTGGTGGTCTTCAGACCGGCCGAGGAGATCACGGAGTCCACGTTCGCGGAGGCCAGTTTGGTTCCGCTGGAGTTGTAGAGACCGACCTCGTTCTGCCCGGCCACGGGGCCCGAGCCGTTGTTTCCGATCCACCAGTACAGCTTGGTCACGTTGGCTGCGGCAGCGATGTTCATGCGGACCAGGTAGATCACGCCGTTCAGCACCTGCGCGGAGTTGACCGCGAGGGCCGGGGGGTAGCACCAGGCGGTGATGTTGTGGCTGCTCGGACTCGGCTGCCCCAGGGCGTACCCGGTGACCGCGACGTTTCCGCTGATTGTGCCGCCGGTGGACTGGAACGCTCCTGTGATCCTGGAGTCGTCTCCGGCCGCAACGGTTCCCGCCGTGGATCCCACGTTGCGGGTTGCGGAGTTCCCGAGGCCGAGATTGGACCTGGCCGTCGAGGCGTCCGTCAGGTCGCTCAGGTTCGCACTCTTCTGCGCGGCACCGGTGATCCGAGAATCATCTCCTGCCGCGACGGTGCCTGCGGTGGTTCCCACGTTCAAAGTGGCGGACCCGCCGAGACCGAGGTTGGTCCGGGCGGTGCCCGTATTCGCGAGATCACCCAGGTTGGAACTCTTCTGGGCCGCGCCCGTGATCCTGGAGTCATCTCCGGCGGCGACCGTGCCGGTTGCGGTACCCACGTTCAGGGTCGCGGCGCCGCCCAGTCCCAGGTTCGAACGTGCAGTACTGGCACTGCTCAGGTCGCTGAGGTTCGATGCCTTCTGCGCCGCTCCGGTGATGCGTGAATCGTCGCCTGCGGCCACTGTGCTGGAGGCGGTGCCGACGTTCAAGGTGGACGAGTTGCCGAGCCCCAGATTGGTTCGCGCGGTGGACGGGCTGGCCAGATCGCCCAGATTCGACGCCTTCTGTGCCGCACCGGTTACCCGGGAGTCGTCGCCCGCAGCGACCGTACCGGCAGTGGTCCCTACGTTCAGTGTTGCTGCCGTGCCGAGTCCGAGGTTCGTCCTTGCGGTTGAGACGCTGGGAAGGTCGGACAGGTTGCTGGTTTTGGAGAGCTTGCCGTCCACCTCGCTCTCGACCACGGTCACGCGGTCCGCGAGGCTGACACCGTCCGCCGCAGGGTAGGCGTTGGCGAAGGCCGGACCGATGCCGAACTTGGCCGCCGGGATGACGCGCGCCTGGTCCGGGTCCGACAGGTTGGTGGCCGTGTGCCGTACTGCCAGGTAGGCCACGAGGACGCCGTTTCCAGGCAGGAGCTGATTGGTGACGAAGTCGGGATCACCGGCGGCGGCAGTCGCCTCGGCCAAAGTGTTGTACACCTTCTGCCCGTACTGCATCACGTAGATGTCGGACAGGTTGTCGTTGGTCGGGAACACCCACAGCCGCTGCACAGTGGACCGATTCGTGTCTCCGCCGACCGGCGACATCACCCCGTTGTCGTCGAAGTTCACAGGGTCCAGCGCCGTGTTGGGCGCCGATATCAGCGACGTGGTTCCTCGCACACACCGCAGCCACGCAGCAGGCTCGGAGCCGAGCGTGTTGACGATGTGCGGGTTGTTGGTCGGCTGGTTTCCGTCGTAGTGGTTCCAGCCCCGGGAGAACACGCGCCCAGCCGAGACCTTCAGCGTCAGGTTGGCCCCGTTGGTGCTCACCATGTTGCCGGTGATGTTGAAGGCGCCGATCGAGTCCATCAGGTCGTAGACCTGGTTCACCGGCTGCTGAACAATCACCGGGATCGACTGTTCGACGATGATCTGCCCGGCGAAGACGGTGGTGACACCGAGAACCAGCTTGGTGCGTCGGTCTTCTGCGGACGGCCGAGTGGGCTGCTGGATGATGGCCTGCGAGGCGTCCATGAGCCACCAGGTGATGGCCCTGCCCTGCGCCTCGGCCTCCAGCTCGACCGTGATCACCGATGACGTCTGGATTTCGGTGACGGCCGGGTCGTCAGGTGCAGTGAGGTAGTCGACGATGTAGCCGTGCAGCGGGGCTATGTCGATGGCGAGCGGGTCCGACCCGTTGACGCTGATGTCGCCCCCGCTGACCAACCCGGTGTTCATACCGGCCAGCCGTAGGCTGGTGGCGCCTCCGGCAGGACCTTCGGGTCCCTGCGGTCCAGGCGGGCCCTCGGCTCCGGGCGCCCCGTCCTGACCGTCCGCTCCAGCAGGTCCGGCGGGGCCGGGGGGACCCTGGGGGCCAGGAGGCCCCTGGAGAGGCTGTCCTGGGATCGGAGAGACGGGGTTGGTCAGCAGGTCGGTGATGTCCACCGGGCCGGATCCCGACGGCAGGGCGAAGACCCAGGTGGTCCAGACGCCCTCGATCAGCTCGCGCATCTGCCACGACCGAGTGGCGGGCGTCACACCGGCGGCGTCCGTGGTGACCAGGTTGATGGTGAACTCTCCCGAGGCCAGCACACGGGAACCACCACCCGTCATGATCTGGTTGCCCTCGGTGTCCGTCCAGCGTGACGGGATGGGGGAGAACTCGACACGCCCGCGCATGTGCTTCCCGGTGGCCGGGTTGGTGTAAGTACCGGTCACTGTGCGGGTGGTGGGAAGTGTCATGTTCTCTCCCGTCGTTTTGTCCATGGTAGCGAGATGGCTGCCAGGGAAAACGAAGAAGCCCCCGGCTGCGCAACCGAGGGCTCCCTCTGGAAAGGAGAAAGACGACAAGACGAGGAAAGGTGTTGTCCAAATCTCCACGACGTGCGGCCTTCAAGAGAGACAGTACACGGATTGATGCAGGTAAGCCAGAACCCCCCACACGCGAGGTGCAGGGGGTTCCAGGTGAGAGCCGGGGGGAATGGCTCTCCGGCCCTCACCGACTGGGGTGCCGGACCCGGGATGGGGGTAGGTCCGGCTCCAGTCTGTCGTGGGCTACTTCTGCGTGGTCGGCTTGGTCGCCGGGGCCTTCGCCTGCTCCTTCTCCGGAGCCACGGGGGCGACCGGGGCCGGAGCCGAACGGACGGTGATCGGAGCGGCGAAGGAGCCACCACCGGTCGGGGTTCCGTCACCGAGGGAGACCGCCACTGCCGAGTTGTCGATACCGGCGGCACCGACGATCGACCGGACGCGGTACTGGATGTCGTCGTGCGAGAAGGATCCCTCGAACGCCGAGACCTCCGCGCCGCCGAGCGCACGGCCGGTGTCACCCATCACGCGGACCTCGGGAGACTCGTGGCCCCGGAGGAAGGCGGTGACGATGGCCGGACCGCGCTCGGTGACACCACCGGCGGGGACCAGGTACCACGTGGTCGCGGCGTCGGCCGACTGGTCGATGAGTGGCAGCCACTGCGACTCGACCACCGTGAAGCGACCGGCGATCGGGGAGGCCACGTTGATGCGGATCTCGTTGCCCGAGCCGTCCGTGGTGACACGCATGTACGTGGTCGCCTGGGCGATCTCGTGGGCGGTCAGAGCCAGCGACGGCGGGACGAGCAGGACGAAGTTCTGCACACGGACCATGCGGCCGTTGATCATGCGCATGCCGATCTGCTGCATCGCCTTTTCGAGGGCGTCGAGCGAGAGCGGCGGGTTGTCCTGGACGTAGTTGCCGGTGACGACCTGGGGGCCGAAGTCCTGGACCGTGTTGAAGAAGTCCGGGTTCGGTCCGGTGCTGGTGGCCAGCACGCCGGTGGTCAGAACGTCCTCGGTGTCACGCGCCCAGCGCGCCATCTCCGACGGGAGCTGCTGGAGAACACGCAGCTCGTCGTTGAGGAAGGCCTCCCACGAGAACGGGAAGCGCGCGCCGTACTTGTTGACGAAGTAGTCGCTCCCTTCCGTGGTGAGGTTGAACGTCGGGTACTCGGTCAGCTCCGGGATACGGGGCAGCGCGCGCACGTGACGCTCGGCACCACCGTTGTGGTCGGGGAGCTGGTCCATCTGCGAGTCCCAGCGGACCAGACGGGCCGGGCGGAAGTCCGGAACCGTGGTGCGCTGCGAGAACGTCGGCCACTGCTGCGGGAGGTCCGCGTACTGACCGAGCATGGACGCCTGCGACACCGCCTGGAAGAGCAGCGGGAAGTCGCCGGACGAAACGGCCTCGCGGAGACGGCCCATCGCCAGGTGCTGACCCTGCGCGGCCTCACTGATGATGCGCATCAGCTCGACCGGCCGCTTCATGCCCATGACCTGCTTGAAGGCACTGTTCTTGATGGCCTGGCGGCGGTTGACGTGCGCCTCGGCGATCTTCGCGAACTCGCGGTTGTTCGTGGTGGAGATGCCGTCGAAAGTCGAGAGGACGTCGATTTCCTTGTTCATGGTGGCTCTACCCCCTCTCTACTCAAGAACCGATCGGCATGTCGGGAACCGCGTTCACGACACCGGTGAGGTTCTGGACGATGTTGACGATCGGGATGGGCCGGAGCGGGTTCCCGAGGTTGTCCTTCTGCATCATCTTGGTCCAGCCGATGATGGTGCCGAAGCGGTGGTCACCGGCGGCGACCGTGAGGGTCGCGGCGTTCGCACCGGCGGCGGCGTTGATGTTCACCGTGGTGCCCGCGCCGTGGACCGCCGGGTCGAAGTCCTGCACCGGGATCGCCCAGGCGCCGCAGAGGGCGACGGACGCCCAGCCGGGCTCCAGGGAGTCGGCCGTGTTGCGCGACTGGGTGACGGTGAGCGAACCGATCGAGTACTCGACCGGCACACCGCCGACTTCCTGCGCGACGCCGACGAGGTCACCGATCAGGACCGGGTCGCCGTTGCGCGTGGGGTCGTCGTTCTTGGTGGGGTCGGTGCCCCGGAGCGGCAGCGGAAGCGAAATCCACTGGCCGTACTTGAAGACCTCGTTGGTCGCCATGTGCTCAGAACTCCCCTCGGAGGACGGACGTAAGATCCGAGAGCGGTTCGGTCGAGGCGTCGTTGCCGAAGCTCGACGGCATCATCGCGGACTCGATGAGCCCAAGGCCGGAGGACTCGGTGTCCCGCGACAGCTCTCCGCGCTCGGACTCGCGGAGGACCTTCTTCAGGTACTCGCGCTCGGCGGTGATCATCGCGTGGAGGTCCTGGCCGGGGCTGTAGGACTCGGCGATACGGACCAGCGACGGAACGGGGAGACCGGCCTTCATGAGGTCGGCGAGCGCCTCGTTGGTCTTCTTCGACTCGCTCATGCGCTGGTCGACCTTGGCCTGGCGGTCGTCAAGCGACGAGATGTGCTCGCGCAGCGACGAGTTCTCCTCGGCGATCTGCTTGAGCAGCTTCATGCTCTCGCGCAGCGCCTGGCTCAGGCGGCCCTGGTCGACGGAGAGCTGCTCGATGCGGTCCGAAAGCGATTCGCGAAGCGACACGATCTCGCTGCGCAGCGCGCCGTTGCCGGTACCCGTGGGAGCAGACTCCTCGATCGGGTCGACATTGGTCACGCCCTCAGCCGGAGGGGATCCCGGCTTCGACTCAGTCATAGTGACGAGCCTTCCTCCCGCTCCAGCGCGGGTGACGACGTCAACGGACAGCCCCTCGGATATCGCCCGTACGACGCGCTGGCCGTCCGGGGTCTCCTCGATCTGACCGGCAGCCCTGATGGACAGGCCGATGACGGGGGCGAGGGACTTGATGCGGTCCTTCAGCTCGTCGATGAACTGGATGCGGGCGAAAAGGCCACGTCCGTCCTCCGGCGATTCCTCGAACCTTGCCCCGTCCACCAGGTATCCGGCGAGGTCACGAACGCTCCGTTCGGGGCGCTCGATGTCTTCATCGGATGTCGGGTGATCGAGGTACACGTGGGTTCCCGCCGGGAACGCAACAGGCCCGTCACGGCGCAGAACTTCGGCCGGGTAGTACCCCGAGCTTCCTTGTACATCTGCTTCGATGAGACGGGATCGCCAAATTCCCTTCGACTCCACCCCCGTAGGGCTGAGTACCAGGGTGGCCGATTCCGCCAGAGCGGCGACAACCACGTTTGCATTCCTAACGGCTAGCACGTGCGACAGGACACAGGGTAACCCGTCTGGCCTCCGAAAGGATCAATCCCCTGTATCTGAACTTGCCGACGGACCCTCATCGCGCAGTTCGTGGTCTCCCATTGAGGGGGGATCAACCTGCGCCGGACCGTTTGCGGAAGGCTGCGGGGAAGTGGCGGAACTGGTCGGCTGCTGGCCTTGCATGGGCTGGAGAATGAAGGGAACCTTGCTCGGCGGCGGAGCCTGGCGGGGGAAGTCATCCCACTTGTCGTGCCACGCGTCGAGCACCATTGCGCGCGCCTCGTCCGCCGTGAAAAGTCCCAGCCGAACTGCCATGTTGATGGCCTGGAGGCGGCGGTGAATCGGCTCTTCGGAAATCTCGGGCCACCGCAGACGGACCTTCAGTCCGAGAAGGCGGAAAATGGTGGTGAACGCCTCATCCATCACCTTCTGCCTCATCTGCATCACGAGGACGGTGGAGGTGTCGAGTACTGCCGCCGTGGCGCGCGTTCCGAGTGTCGGGTCCTCGGTCAGTGCGGGAAGCGGCACATCGAGTGCTGCTGCGATCATCGCGGCGAGCGGGCGTCCGGCGTCGAAGTCCACCTTCGTGTTGCCGCCGACGGCAGAGAGATCCTGTCCGGCCCCCAGAACGGCCGAGGCGCCCACCGAGAGGGGCTGGCCCGTGGTCGGGTCCGTACGGGGCGCCTGGGCGAGCTGAGCGGCCGTACGTCGCACACCGCGAGAACGCTCGCTGGTGACCTTCCAGGCGAACCTGGCGTAGGCCTTGGTCAGCGTCGCGCAGTTCTCCAGGTACTCCTTGTAGGCCTTGGTCCACCACACGGCGGGAAGGACGTCCGGAACGCCCCAGCGCCAGCCCACCATCCGGTTGAACGGAACGTGCACGATGACCTTGTCATGGTCGACCGGGTCGCGGTCGATGTGCGTTCTCGCCCGGCGCCGGTTGTCCGGCTGCTCCATCAGGAGGTGGGTCGGGTACCAGACGGATATGTTGCGGTAGCTCGCACTGGCGGAACCGTCGCGGTTCATGTTCGTCCAGGTGCGGCTTCCACGACTGAAGTCCGGGTTGGTGACCGGGTGGGTGTCGACCCCTTCCCCTGAATCGAGTTCGAGGTCCCAGTCGTTCCAGGTCCGGCGGATGTACAGGATCCGCTCGCGGTTGCCCCGCTGAGAGACGGCCTCGGTGACCTCCTCGAAGGGGACGCGCTGGACCGTCTTGTTCTTCTTGTCCACCAGGAAGAACAGGTTGCCGTCCGTGGCTGCCGTCATCTCGATCTCCATCTGGGCGAGGGAGCCCGTCAGGACGTCTTCGATTCCCGGAGGAAGCGACGGTTCGATGTTCACGCTGCGCGGGCGTCCGGGGCCGCCGGAGATGAATTCCTTGGCGACGACGCTGACGCCGGATCCCCAGATGTATCCGGTGCGAACCTTCAGACCGCGCTCCACGAGCGGATTGACCGTGGCGACTGCACGGCACAGTTCGGAAGCGCGGTGGAGTCCTTCGAGTGTGAAGGAGTTGGACGAGTCGGCGATGCCCGCGAGCGGGCGCCAGCCTATGTCTTCGAGCGCGAGTTGTGCTGTGGAGAACTCACCGGCCTCCTGGAGCATCTCGTCGGTGACGAGACCGGTGAGCTCCTCGTTCCTGGCTTCGAGTGTGTCCACGAGTGCCCTGACTTCCTTCAGGGACATCTCGTCCACGGACTTGCCCATGTGATCCATAACCACAGAATAATCCGACGCTTACTCAGGGGTTATTGTCACTGCCAGGTTCTCTTCAGCTACTTGATGGGGACTTCCTTCGACTCATCCCCGCCTTCGGGGCACTTCTTCTCGGGGAGGCACTCCACCAGGCCGGGTCCGTCGGTACCGATTCCGGCCTTGGCGATGGAGGTCACCACGGAGACGAGGACTGCGAAGACGGCCACCGATCCCATGGTCGACCAGGGCAGGATGCCGAGGCCGCTGTCGGTGACATCGGTTGCGGAGAACACGAGGAGCTGGGCGAGGATGGCCTGGGCGCCGGTGAAGACGGAACGTTCCGCCGTGGCAATCCAGAACCTCCGGTCGGTGAGCATGGATGCCCTGGTGGGCTTGGACATGGGGGACACCTCACTTGCTTGGCACCGCGTCCACGTTGGACGCAGAGCGCTTCACTCCTGAAGCGCTGGCACCAGGGTTCCATGATCGGCCCAAAGAGTGAGATATTCATCTGATTACTCGGCAGGCATTGACCTCGGGCATGTGCGTGTGCATCAGAACGGTGAGATCATCATGTCGCCGTCCATGAAGTCCTCCAGTGTGTCCGCGACGGCGTACGCCGACTCCGAGTACGTGTCGCCGATCTGAGGTCCGCTGGCGACCGGCGCCGTCGCGTAGGCCAGGGCGTCCGCGAAGTCGGGAGAGCGACCGTGCTTGGTGCGCATCTCCTCCTTCGAGACGATGTACAGCTTCCCGTTCTTGAACAGGTAGAAGATGATCGCCAGGTCGTCCTTGAGCCCCTCGTGCTCCACGATTTTTACCGAGCCGTTGCGCAGACTCTGCCGGAGCTGGTCGAACCAGTAGGCGCGCGCGTTGCCGTAACCGTGCACAGAGCCGCCCACGTCCGTCGGTGCCGAGGCGGAGCCGTGCATCTCGTACACCGAGTACCAGGGTTCGGGAAGCAGCGCGAGGCGGGCGTTGAGGGTATCGACGACACCGGCACCGAGACCGACGGCATCGACCCGGATCTCCACCCACGACGCCTTCAGCTTCTCCTTCAGCTCCTCCGCGAGCCGGATCACCTGATGTGCCGATGACGTCGTATCCGTACCCGACCAGGTCGCCTCGACCTTTGCCGTCTTGCCCATGTACGAGACCACGACGTTCTGGTCCGCGCCGAAACGGGCGACGTCGACGCCGAGTCGGAGAGTCCCGTGGGCGCCGGGCATCGGCACATCCTCGAACGCGGCAGAGATGGCGTCCGGAGGGAACAGCGAAGACTTCGACACCTCGGGGAACTTGGCGTCGACCTTCGACATGTACCTCGGGTCGTCCTTGCCCCACGCCTTCAGGCGCTGCTCACACCACAGCTTCGAGACGAGAACATCCTTGAGCAGCTCGGGCACCGGCTCGCCTGTGAAGTTCGGTGTCTCGTGGGCGGGCACGGACACCCGGTTCCACATGTCCGCCATCTCCGGCTTCAGGTACACCTTGCCGAACTCGGTGTTTCTGTCGTCAGGGTTTCCGATGGCCAAAATGCGGCAGCCCTCGGTGGTGGTGATGGCCTCGACACCGGTCCAGATTTCCTCCGGCACACCGCACGCCTCGTCGAGGATCACCAGTACGTACCGGCGGTGGATGCCGTGGAAGGCGTGCCGGTCACCGGTGGCGGGCTTCCGGCCGAATCCGAGCACCTGCCCGCTGTCCGACTTCCACTCGTCGCCCTGAGTCACCCGCCCGATCATCGGGAACCCGCGCCGCTGCGCCGTGGCGTGATGCTTGCGGATCTCCTCCCAGAGAATCTTGTTGACCTGCGCGTACGTGGGTGCCGAGCTGACAACTATGGCGTCACCGGGCGGACGGGTGTTGACCCACCAGCAGGCCAGCACCGAGGCGATCATCGAATTATGCGTCGGGATGCCCTCCTCGGTGCACAGGTACAGGTGGTCAGGGGAGTCCACCTGTATGCACTTCACGTTGCCGTCGTCGATGCGCTTGATCGACACGATCTCCCAGTGGCTCGGGCCCGGATCGTATCGGTCGAGCTGGCGTTCCAGGGAGGCGTTCACTGCCAGGGCCCGGTCGTCAGCCGACGGTAGGAAGTCGCTGGCGGTGGGGGAGCACAGGGAGAGGGTCCATGTGACCGAGCCGTTGTGCCTGCGCCGGTGCAGCAGTGTTTTGATGCCGGAATCGGTCAGGGACTTGCGGGCCACGAGTAGCTCGGGCGGCTTGACGCTGTTGATGTGGGTGACCCAGCGCAGGGCTGGGCGGCCGAACTCGTCGCAGACGCCCTTGTCCATCAGCAGGTCTGTGATCCAGCCCTCGGCGAGCCAGTACGGATCGGAACGTTCCAGAACGGGGATCCTGCCGGGCACCACGTACTTCATGTTGCGGTGGACCTGCCCGTGCAGGGTCCTGGTGTCGAGTACCTGGTTCAGGTGGTGCCAGGCCCCCAGGTGTACCTGCTTCATCGATGTTCTGGACGTGAGGAGTTCCGGACGGGCCCGCCCGCGCGTACCCAGGACGGCCCACTTGTGGTCGCCGGAGGCGATGACCTCGGTGGTTTTCCCGCCACCCTTGAAGATGATCCGGAAGCGTTCCTTGCGGTGAATCTCCGTCACCGCCGTGACCAGAACGGGGCGTCCGTCGGATCCGTAGACAAGGTCCCCCTGGGCTATGTCGCCCATCCGGCGCGGCCCGGACGGCGTGGGAATGACGGTTTCCACGTCGAGCGCCTTGCCGGTTCCGTGGCATGAAGCGACCACGGTTCGCTTGTGGTTGACAACCGATTCGGCTATCTCGTTCTGCTTGCTCCAGAGATGAACACCGAGTACGTCATGTGCCCATGCCTTCGGATCGCTCGCCCACACGGCCTGCTGTGCCTGACTGCGCAGCATCTCCGTTACTGAAGCTGCTACGTCCCGGTCCGCCCTGCTCACGCCCCACCACCCCTACCGTTTCCTGCCGTTTCCTACTGACCATGATCCGACAAGGAGGGGTGTGACTGTCGATGGAGGTGTCAGGAAACGGGCTGACCTGGGCGTTTCCCCGGGAAAGGAAACAGCGCCCGGCTGGATGAGCAGAGGGTTTCCTCGCGTTGGCGCTGTTGCCATGTCGCGCTGCCGGGCGCTGGAGAAGTGATGAGGAAACAGTACACCCTCGGAAACACCGACGGCCCTCACCGGATTGGCGGGGCCGTCGTGGTGTTCCTGGAGGTCAGGATTCCCACCATGGAAACCGGTCCTGTGTCACGCGCTCTTGCGGGCTTCGAGGGCGGCTACCCGCTTGTTGAGATCGTTGATCGCCGAGACGAGGCCGGTGATGAGCGTGTGGGTCTGAACCAAGTAGCCGTACGCGTCGGGGATTCGCTTGCCCGCTGCGATCGAATCCTGGTCGGCCTTCTTGTTGCGGTAGGCCCAGACGTCGATGGGTTCCATGCTGTCGTCCCCGTTCTGGGTCGGAGGGGTGGTGGGAGGGGTGGCTGTGCCGGGGCTCCATGAGGCCGCGTGCAGAAGGCGCTCGGCGATTCGGGTGCGCAGTCCCGGCATGGCCACGACGCCGTCGGGTCCCTTGGGGTCGTCCTTCCAGTCCGACCACTCCAGGTGTCCGATGGTCGACTTGGCCCCCCAGTCATGCGCGCGGCACAGAGCAGCGGACGCACGGACCATCGCTTCGACCTGTGCGGCGGGCCACGGGTCGACACCGTCACCCTGGTTCTCGCACTCGAAGCCGTAGAAGTGGGCGTTGCCGTCGACTGCTCCAACACTGCCCTGGTGCTCGTTGGTCGCCGGGGGGCGCGTTCCGTAGTCCTCGTTGATGACGGCCTGGAGTACCTGCGGGTCTCCGCCACCGGCGTGGTTGGCGCGGCCGTTGCCGACAAGGTGGACAGTCCCGTCACGCCGGATGACGCCGTGACAGAGCGGGCCGGGGAGGTCGCTGAGGCCGTCGAAGCACATGGAGACGGCGCTCATGGTCTTGGGAGTGACGGTGTGGTGGAGGATGACGCCGTTGACCGGGCCCCAGGCGCCGACATGGTTGCGGTTGTTGGTGGTCCAGCCGTCGTGCTCGACGACCTTGAGACCTTCCGCTCGGAGCGCCGCCAGGAGCGCTTGCGCTGTCAGTGGTGTGCTCATATCAACACCCTACTGATCGCGCGTCTCTGGCCAGGGATTACTTTTACCGCCGAATAATCGTGGAATTTTGCTGGCATCATCGAGCTATGAGGAACCAGTACCCCGAAAGCTGCGTTGTTTGCCGCTCGGAAGTTCTTCCTGGGCGCGGTGAAGTGACATGGTTGGGCGACCGGGCCGTCTTCTACCACCTCGGCTCCTGCCCGCGTACGGCGGAGACGGAGGAGAACGCCCGCCGTCGCGCTGTCTACGTCGGCAACGTGCTGGAGTCAACGGACACCAGCAGGAAAGACCTCGTGGATGCCGTCTCGAAGCTCGCAATCATGGTGAGAAGCGGGTGGCTCGATGTCAGGAAATGTGAGCTGAAGATTCTCGATTGTGCGGCGACTCAGGATCTCGACAGGCTCGATGTCGAGATGCTTCTCACTCACTCCCTTCTGGGTCAGTCGGTGCATCGCTGAGCTGGCGCCCCCGCATGGCCTGACCCCACTCCGACAGCCGGAGAGACTCCACGGAGATCTGCTTGTCCGTGGACAAACCGGCAATGTCCAGCAGCTTCATGACGAGGTTCGCCACATAGCGCCGCTCTTCGGGACCGGAGCGTTCGTATGACCTGCCCCTCTCGTCGAACCTCTTACGCAAGACGTAGGAGGCTATGGCCACCCGTGCCTGGTGACGACAGGTAAGGCACTCTCCGCACATCTGGGCGTCGCAGTTTTCCTTTCGTGGGATCGAGAAAGTCACTTGCGGAGTACTCAGGTTCACGTTGGGCTCCCTGGTTGTATGCTCGCGGAAAAGTAGTGGGCCTCGGCGCTCACGCGTGGCTGGTACGGCGATGGAGGCTTCACATGTCCCACCTTCCCAGAGTCCTGCGGATGATCCGAGATGTCGATGTGTCAGGGGTCTCCGGTACGGGGCATGTTGCCGAGGTGGCCGTGTTCAGCGACGGCCAGACGGCAGTTCACTGGCTCGGCGACTTCCCGACGACCACACCGCACGTCTCGATGAAATCCGTCGAGCACATACACGGACACGGTGGAGCGACCCGGTTCGTGCCGGTTGACGACCGGGATGTGATCATCGCCAAGCTCCAGGCGGAGCTGGAGGTGCTGCGCGCGGTGAACGGCGGATGGCGTGCACTGATGGACGACCTCGACCGTTGTCCGCACGGCAGACACCAGATCGATCCGTGCGCCTCCTGTCCGTCGTCCGGCAACACCGGAAATCCCCACCTCAAGGAAGGGGACGTCGTCGGGTACACGGTGTACGCGAAGCCCATCGTGGTGCCCGCCTCGGAGGACCGGTTCGACATAGGGAAGTGGAGGCCGCGACGCCGTGGATGACGTACTGGTGCACAAGGCAGCCGTGATGCTCGCGGCCCGTGCCGGGTCCGGGGCCTTCCTCGGAAGCGATCCGGTGTCTCTGCGCGAGCAGGAGGCGTGGATGGATCACGCG